TTTCTTTATCGTAACATCGTAAACAGTCCATACATTTTTGACCTGTGCAATTTTGTTTTTCTACCGCATGGTCTTTCCATACATTATTGAAAACTTTATCAAAACCTTCTGGCGGTGTATCCAAGATTTTATTTATCTCAGGGTTACACACTTGAACCTGGTGGTGTGAGCACAGGTGGTGGAGAAACTGCAGCTTCAACTCCTCTTAAAGAAGAAGACCTATCTCCTTATAGCAGAGAACAAGCTAAAGTATTACTTCCTTACATAACTAAATTAGACCCTGTACGTGGAGAAAAACTTATTGATGCTTATACGAAAGGTTTTGTAGAAACAGGCAAGCCAGAGTTTGCATTAGCTGCAATGAGAGCAGTACCTGAATATAGTGAAATGTTTGAAGGTATTAAAAGAACTGATGGTAGTTTAAGAATGACTGAAGCACAGTATTTACAAAACAAAGAAGCAGTAGTTATACATCTTAACGAATATAGTTTAGGTGGATATGGAAAAGAAAACATTGATGTTATTTTTCCTAAACTATTAGCTAACAATGTTTCACCTGATGAATTTAGACAAAGAGTACAAGCAGTATCTAACACTATTGAACAGTTACCACAAGACCAAAAGTCACAAGTATTAGGACAATACTCTGAATATTATTCTGGTGAACTAGGAGAAACTGTAGTTGTAAATGATTCAACATTAGTTGCTTTAGCTATAGACCCAGATGTTAACGCACAGATATTATCTAAAAGATTAAATGTATCACAGATAAGTGCAACGTTTGAAAGAGTTACTGGTGAAGATATAGACTTTGATTCTATACAGAGATTAGTTAGTGGTGGTATAACTGCACAAAGAGCAGCTAGTGAGTTTGAAACAGCAGCAGCTAGAGCTATGACTGCATCAAGATTAGCAAGAAGATTTAACAGAGAACAACAAGACTATACTGCATTAGAGTTTGCAGAGATGGGTGCAGCACCAGATACAGATTTTGCAGAACAAGTAGGTTCTTTAGGAGCACAAACTGAGTCAGCTAGTTCAGCACAAGTAGGTGCTAGAAAAACTCAAGAAGGTGCAGTAACTGGCTTGACAGAAGGATAATTCTGCTATACTACATGTAGTGCCTGGCAGGAATCGGCACTATAAATATAGGGCTGCATATCGACGACACTACCAAGGTGTGTTGTCTGTCATTCGTAAACCCTTGTGAAATCCCTTTAATTACCTAGCGATTATGTTATGGGA